TGCTCCAGTTTGTGCATTTGCACCACCTGAACCCGCTAAATAATTTCGTGCTGTATTAAAAGAAGTTGAGGTTGTCCAAGAAGATCCATTCCACATTTCAGTGGCTGCTGTACTCGTTGAACCTGGAGGAATAGCTCCTCCCATAAGAAACGCTGCAGTAGAAGGTCCTATTCCCGCTACATATCTTCTTCCCGTATTTAAATCTCCAACTTCCGTCCAAGCACTTCCATTCCATGATTCTGTTTCTACCAAATAACCTTCCGCACCAGTTCCTGGAGGATACTCACTTCCCCCGCTATAAATAGCAGCGGTATTCGTAGCCCCCATGCAAGCACCGGAGTGTCTTTTAAAATTAAGATCCCCAACTTCTGTCCAATTTGTTCCGTCCCATTTTTCTGCATTAGCTACATCTACACTAGGACCATTTCCTCCTACGCATAACCCAGCAGTTTGAGAACCTGCACCCGGACCAATAGCTGCTCGAAGAGTATTTAAATCATTTACTTCTGTCCAAGAGGTTCCATTATAAGATTCGCATAGTACTCCCACGGGAGGGGCATTCCCTCCAGCCGCTATGGCTGCCGTTTGAGTTCCTAGTCCACATACACCTCTTCGACCTGTATTAGTAGCATTACCACTCGCCCATGTTCCTGAAGCTTCAACCGATATATAAGGATCAGTAGCATATGCTTGTATATTAAAACCTTTTATTGTTGAATATGTTGCCATTAGCTCACCGTCACCGTTTTAACTGCATAAACTGGAGATGTCCATTCTTCTGTTACGTTTGATGGAGAGGGTCCTCCTCCCATTACAACTCCTGCATTAGAACTTCCAGTTCCTGCCAGTCCATATCGACCTGTCGCAAGAGCGGCTACTGCCGCCCAACTCGTTCCATCCCATTCTTCCACGACAGTTCCAGCCGGGTACTCTGCTGCTAGAATAGCAGCTCCTTGAGTTCCAAACATCGTTGCATAACTATGATTTAAATTTGTATTATTTACTTCTGTCCAAGAGGTTCCATTGTAAGTTTGACAAGCTTTATAGGGAGCAGATTCTGCTCCTGCATTAAGACCCGCTGTAGTAGACCCGGTTGAGGAATTTCCAGCCACTGCTCCACTTACTAGATTATTTCCCTCGGTCCAGCTCGTTCCATTCCATGTTTGAGACATAGTAGTAGCTGTACCGCCACCACTGTCTCCAGCTATCATCATGGCCGCAGTATTCGTTCCTAATGAACCCATCCACGCGCTTGCAGTAACAACATTATTTTTTTCTGACCATGAAGTCCCATTAAATTCTTCTACATTAGAAGTTCGGGCATTACTATCTGGACTATAAGGAGTTCCTGACATACATAAAGCTGCCGTTTGTGTTCCTGATCCTCCTGGTCCAGCTCGAGCAGTATTTAAATCATTGACTTCTGTCCATGCCGTTCCATTGTATTTTTCAGTCTCATCTCGTGCTCCAGAATTATATCCTGCAAAAACCAGTGAAGCACTCTGAGGAGCATTTCTAGCTGCATTTACATAATGACGAGCAGTAGTCATATTTCCACCTGAAGCCCAAGCTCCAGCGCCTGCAATAGCATATTTAAGTGCAGCTCCAGTACTATTATACCATACTGTTCCATCCGCTTCTGAAGCAGTTGGATCAGAAGCTTTGGTCTCCACTTTAACTCCTTTAATTCCTTTGTAAGTCGCCATAGTTAAGTCCTACGGTAATGTATATTTTACGGGTCTTGTGTTGTTAGTAGGTGCTTTTTCCGCTTCTGGTAAAGCATCCCAATCCGCTTGCGCCGTTTCTATTATCCCATCAACAATCGCTTGTGCTTCGGCTTTTGTTTTAGCCGTGCCCGCTACTCTGTTGATCCAGGATACGCCTGCAGGATTATTACCCACTACCCAAACATCGCCAGGATGACCAGACAGATAGAAATCATTACGATCTTGATGCGTAAAGAATCCTTTCCCTGTGTTAGTCGCTGTACAATATGTGTTTGCCATAGTTTCCTCCTTATTTTAACGTATATTTTTCTAATCTTGTTTTTAAAGCTATTATAGGATGTTTTTCCTCCGCAGGCAAATTATCCCATGCAGCTTGCGCTGTTTCAATTTCTCCATCCACAATCGCTTGTGCTTCGGCTTTTGTTTTAGGAGTACCATTAACTCGGTTTAGCCAAGATATTCCTTCAACACTTTTCTCTACTACCCAAACATTACCAGGATGGGAAGATAAATAAAATGCATTACTATCCTGAGCTGTAAAAAAATCTTTTCCCGTACTCGTTGCTGTACAATATGTATATTCCATAATTAACTCACCGTCACCGTTTTAATTGTATAAACTGGATCAGTCCATACCTGCGTTTCCGCATGATTTGATCCTCCAGGTCCTGTTCCTCCAAAACATATTGCGGAAGAAGCGTTTGCCCCAGAACTACCCATTTCTGATTTTTCCGCAGGTAAAACTGTACTTGTACTCCAAGACGTTCCATTAAAAGTTTCAACCAGTGTACATTTGGGAACGGGTGATGCTCCCTTTCCTCCCATAGCCATGGATGCAGATTGTGTTCCAGGAGACCCATATCCAAAAGCATCTCTAGCTGTATTTAAATTATTAACTTCTGTCCAAGACGTTCCATTATACTGTTCCGTAACATTATAAACTGCTGATGAAGGGTAAGTTGCGCCGCCTCCATTGGCTTGAGCAGCCGTACTTGTACCACAGCCTCCTATTGATTCTCTTCCCGTGTTTAAATCACCTACTTCTGTCCAAGTTGAACCATTCCATACTTCGGTCACAGCTAAATTTGAAGTTGTGGGGTAATTCGCTCCTCCAAAAGCTAAAGCCGCTGTACTTGATCCTGCCGATGAACCTCCCAAAACTGATCGGCCTGAATTTAAATCATTTAATTCTGTCCATGATGAACCATTCCAAGATTCAGTGAAATCAGCTGAACCAGGTCCTGAACCTCCAAATACTAAAGCAGCAGTAGTAGTACCTGATCCTCCTAAGCCATATCGATAAGTATTTAAACTAGTTTTAGTGGTCCATGCTGTTCCATTATATTGTTCAACAGCCACTCCAGCTCCACCACTTACAGGGGGTTCGCCTCCGCAAGAAAGAGCAGCAGTTGATGAGGATCCTACTCCGACCATCATATCTCTTCCAGTATTTAAACTTCCACCAGAAGACCACGCTCCATCGCCTTCGGTTCCTACCTTAAATTTATAAGCTGTAGAATTATACCAAACCTGTCCCACTGATTGTTCAGCAGGTGGATCGCTTGATAAGTTCTCGACCGTATAGCCCTGTATACCTTTATAAGTAGCCATTATTATTTATCCTTCAATAGCCAGCCTTGTGTTGAGTCAACATAAACTAAAGCAAAACCAGCTCGCTCTACCGATACCGTTAAGTCAGCAGCGGATCCTTGAATTTTATGTGAGTTCCTTCCTATTGTTAAATTTTCACTATCAAAAGTTCCTGCATAATCTATAAAATTAATTTCGTCTCCGATACTTGCTGATCCTGGTAATGTTGCTGTGAATGCACCTGAAGTAGTATTACAAAAATAACCTTCACCCGCTGCTGCTGTAAAACCACTTGTTTTAACAGCTTGCCATGATTGACCACCAGAGATTGTTGTCCAGGACATAACGCCTGCATCTGTAGAAGCAAGAACATCGCCCGAAGTAGAGGGAAGTGCCGTTGGTAATGTATAAGCAGTATCTTCCGATAAAGAACCAACAGTTAAACTTGCATAATTAGATCCAGCATCTGTGTCTTCGTAAATTTTTATTTTTCCAGCTTGTGTAGAATTTCCTTGAACAACAAAATTACCTGAACCATTTGCATTAACAGTTACATCTCCATTAGCTGCATCCGTAATTGTAATATTACTAGAGTTCGTACTTGAATTTGTATCTAATTTTAAATCATAAGCACCATTAGAAGAAACATGACCTACTTCAGATCCTCCTCCAATGCTTACTAAATCTGTTTTAAGAACAACGTTTCCTGTTCCGTTAGGAGCAATATCTACATCAGCATTAGATGCTGAAGTAATATCAAATCCATTGACATCTAAGTCACCACCTAATTGAGGAGAAGTGTCATCAACGACATCTCCACCAGTAGTAACTTCATTAACATCTGATCCATCCATATAGATGATGGCTGTTGTTTTCTTAGTTGCTGCGAAAGTATATCCAGAGCCTGAATCCGATGCTCCTTTAATTTGAACGGTATAAGAACCGCTCGTAGAATTTTTTATTACATATTGCATTTCCGTTCCGTCAGGAATGGTTACAATTCTGTTTCCTGTAATTGTACCTGTAAGGTCAATCACTTTAGTTGCCATAGCAGCGCCTGTTGAGCCATCAGACACACTTAAAGTTGTTGTTCCAGCTCCACCTGCAATAGATTGAGCTATATAGCCACCTGCTATTTGTTCTAGAATTTCTAAATTTGTATTAGTTTTTGTTCCCCATGTACCGGCATTTTCGCCAGTAGCCATTTTTTCTACACCTAAATTTGTATATGTCGATGCCATATTTTATTCTCCTAAGCTGCTTTGCCGTCTACGTCCGTATAGCTGGTATTTGATCCAGATGCAACATCCGAATAGGATGTATTCGAACCTGTTGAGACCGCACTATGAGATACATTTGAGCCAGTTCCAACATTTGAATACGTAGTATTCGAACCCGTTGAAACATTACTATAAGATGAATTTGATCCTGTGTCAACATCCTCATAATGAATGATTCCAGGCGCTCCAACCGATGCAGTCATAGCATCTAAAGAAGGTCCAATCACTTGATCTGGTATTTCGGGAAGCGTTCCTAATGAAGCAGTAACAGATAATCCTGTAATTGCATATTTAGATTCAATGACCACGGATCCAACAGAGCCAGTCATTGCTGACATTGAAACACCTGTCACTGTAGCAGGACTTAATTCTCCTACAGAAGCCGTCATTTCAAAACCACTTAATGGAATACCTACGTTTGGAAGAGTTACACTTCCAAGAGACATGGTAGTACTTAAACCACTTGGTTCTACTACTACACCTGAAAAAATAACTGGAGTACCTAATGAAGCGGTTGCTTCAACTCCTGTTAATGCAACGCCTACATTTGGAATAGTAACGGAGCCTATTCCTGCTGTCATCGCATCTAATGATACTCCGACTGCTTGATCAATAACACTTACCGATCCAATAGAAGCAGTTGCACTGACTCCTGTTAAACCCATCACTTGATCAGCAACTGTTACTGATCCTATCGATGCTGTTGAAGATACTCCGGTTGGTGCAACAGTGACGTCGGTCACTGGTGTAACTGTTCCTAAACTTGATGTGACTTCTAAACCAGTTGGTTCAACTGTAACATTTGTAAGTGGAGTTACAGTTCCTAAAGTTGATGTGACTGATAATCCTGTAACTGAAACAACTTTATTATGAGTGCCTCCCCAAGGTTCATTACCCCAGGTACTTCTTCCCCAACCTTCTTCGTAAATATCTAGATCACCCCAATTAGATCTACCCCAAGATAGGTGTCCCCATCCTTGGATTACATCTTCACTAGTATATCCTCCTGTATTCCATGCACCTTCTCCATAAGGTACATTATGCGCGCCCCAGCGAGTTGGATTAACAATCGCCTGTACGCCTGTTACTGATACAGTTATATCAGCCATGGCGAGACTCCTATGCTATTCTTAAGATCGCGTCGGATGCGTCAGCTGTTGGAAATTGAATTGTAAAAGTTCCGCTAGTTGCTGTTTTATCTCCGCCAAAAGCAATGGCACATACAGCGTCAGTAGTTCCTGACCCTGTGCCCGTTGTTGTGTTGTAGATTAAAGCTCCATTAGCAGTAAAAGATGCCGACGTCCATGAGACATCAGAAAAATCTGTATAAGCTGTTGTTGAACTTGAAGTTGGTGTAACGTTCGTCAACGCTTTTCCTCCAGCTGTATAAGCTGTTCCAGATGTATTTGTAATTTCATTAGTCGAGGCATAATCTGTAGTAGAGGCTCCTAGAGTTGCTGAACTTGTATACAATGCAATCTTGAATGTATCACCTGTAGAATTAGTAAAATTATGTTCGCCTTTTAAAAGCTCTACCTTAAATGATGTACAAACTGCCGATGTTATTGCCATAGTTTACTCCTAGTTTATTGAGGCGGAGACTCAATGGGTATACGAACTGTGCCGTCCGTATAGTCATCTCTTCGTCTTCTACCTATTTGCATTGCTGCAAATTTCTGTACTTCCGTTTTATACTTGTTTTCGTAAAGTGTCAACATGTCCATTGGGCCTTTTAAATACCCATACGTTTCCGCTAAACAACAATATAACAGCCCTTGAGGGAAGTTTAAACTAATGTAATTAGTCTCATTCCCTGATTCTAAAGTGGCGGGCATCACATTATAATGAACCTTGAACATATAAGCTGCATCTGGAACTGGAGCAAACATCAGTCTTCCAGAAAGAGTATCTGATAAACCAGTGGCTCCTCCAAACATAGCATAATATTTAGGTTTCCCTCTTTTACCTGTTTCTGTAGATGGAACATATTCTTGTAAAAAAGTTCTATCTCTTTTTAACATCCAATCATTAGCTCCTGTTACTGCTGATGTGGAATCATAAACTTGAACTCCTCTAATAAAAAGGGCTCCAGCAGGACAGTTAATAGTTGTTTGACCCGCTACTAAACTTCCAGTTTGAGCTTTTCTATCTGAATCAATTGGAACCTCCATCATGATTCTTTGTTGAGCATTTAAAATAAGATTTTCTAAAACAGCTGTAGTAAGAACCGTATCCCCTACTTCTGTGTAGTTTCTAATCATAGTTACTAATGTTGTATAACTAATTCCTGACATTATGGTCTCTCATTTACTGGTCCACCGAAAGCGAAAAATCCTCCGCCTGTTTCCGTACTGGACGCATTGTTTTTTAAACTAAAC